AAAGAGACATTCAACCGAGCCTTTGATGCGTGGAAAGGAAATTACAAGTATCTCACTGAACTTGTGCTCGTGCTCAATCACAAGATTTTTTACTATTATGTACAGAAAGGCACAGATGAACAGAATGAGATAGCCTTACTTTACAATAAGCTTTACCAAAGGGCGAACATATACGCCTTGGATAATCTACAAGGCGAAGAAGCTAACTACTTCTACAGAGTAACAAATTAATGCAAGGGAAACCCACAAGGAGTGCGCAGGCCGATGCTCATTCAGAATAAGCGTGAAGTAGTAGGCAACGTAATAGATAATCCGGAATTGATGCAAGGCGACAAATGGAACAGGTATGAAGAAGTCCGAAGGAAGACTAAAAGACAAAGGAAGATTTTCTAATCCAGCAGCTATAAACCAAGAACGTAGTTAATCACTTTGCGGTTGGCTTCATCTACCTTGCGGAAGTCATTGTTGATGTAGATAGCAGTTGTTCTATTGCCATAAGAATGGCCAAGAGCAGCTGCTATTGTTTCGTTTGGAATCCCTAATTCGTATGCGATTGTTGCCCAAGTATGTCTGGCAACATAGGTAGAGAGGTCAGGGAATTCAGGATGATATACGAGAACTTGTTTTCCATTCTTGATAGCGTGAGTTCTTGGCCCTATCTGTTTCAGTGCACGATTGAAAGTGCACAGAAAAGAATGAGTGTCCTTGAAGCTTTCTGCGATATTGAGAAGTTTCTTCGTTCCACGATAGCGGTCAATTATTTCTTGAGCTTCTGGTTCGACCTTTATATTGTACAGGCGCGACGTTTTTGCTCTCTGGTATATAATCCTACCATTTTCGATTTTTTCGAGCTTACAGAGGTCTACAACGCTAATTCCGATAAGATAGAAAATCAACTTGAACAAATCAACATATTTCCGCTCATGTTGGAGTACAGGGTAAGTGAATAATTCTCTTAACCTATCTACTGGATACGCTCTCTTTGCTGTAGAAACAGGACGCACCATGAACTTGCGAAACGGGTAATGAGAAGTGATTTCGTTGTCGATTGCATCGTTGAATACAGCTCTAACGTTGCGAAAGTGTATGCTTCGAGAGTTTTGGGATGGCTCGTTTTGCGCGAGGAAAGCATCAAACCTAACTAGCCAGTCTTTCCCGATTTGTTCAAAAGTCAGCAGGTTGGCTTTTGGATCATACTTGTTTATGAATTTCAGAGTTTCTTGGTAGAGTTCCTTTGTTCGTTGTTTTTTCCGAGAATCCATGTAAGCCTTGAAGCGATTCAAGAAAAGATTCTTGTTCTCCGTCTTCGGATCGAGGTATTCCTTGATTATGTTCCGAATTTGAATAGACGAAAATTTTGTCAACTCTCCATTCGCTGTAAGTTGAAGTAGTAGATTGTCTATTCTTTGCTTCTGTGCGTAAATATATGAATTAAGCGCAGCCTTGTTGGGGTGGTCTTTAATCTTGCCAGCCTTTCCATCCCATTGCGTAGACAAAATTTTGACATGCAAAGGAATATAGGCAGCAACCCCATGTTTTGTAATGCTGACAGTAAGAGGGGCGAGTTCTCCTTTTTTTGTTTTCCGTGCATCAAGGTAAAATTTCGTTGTAGCCATTTCTCAAGTTATTTTCAAGTTTTACAAGGCAAAAAGAGTCGTATTAGTGCAAAGATGGTCAAAACAGAAAATCCATAATCGGCAAAGAAATAGTCGAAGCCCTTGTATCTTAGAGAGTTTTGCGGAAAGAGGGGGATTCGAACCCCCGATACGCTTTAGGCGTATACACGCTTTCCAGGCGTGCCTCTTATTTTCACAAATAACTAATTTACAATAAATTAAATTGTGTAGCTCAATAATTTTCAAGTTATTCTCAAGTTTTTGACTTTGCATGGTCAGCTCAGTTAAGACCTTTCATCATTCTCAAAGAAAGTACAGTGTCGCTTTTAAGGAAAATGTTAAACATTCAATTTGAAGCGATATTTCATAGAGATTCATTTGGAATTTCTAATTTATATGACTATCTTTGCATTATCAATTATTACAAACAACGCAAAGTTACAAAAAAGCATTTACTAGTCAAGTAAATTGACTTTAAAGAATGGAACGCGAAAGAAGTTCATCAATTAAAAAAACAAATCGAAGAGAATAATGAAAGAAATTAAGAAGCAGTGGTCAATAATGATTGACGAAATTAGTTGGGGAAAAATGAGTATTAAACAGAAGTCCATAACGATATGGTTTTCCGTATCATTCGCATTATTGTTGGTTTGTAGCGAAAGTCTGTTGTTGGCAATGATTGCTACAATGAATTTTGGAATTGCTGCTTATAGTTTTGTGAAGAACGTCACCATAGAAGAATGATGAAAAAAGTTTCAGCAGGCTACTTCACAAAAGACGCTAATAATTTGCGCAATGAAGGGTAACTGTTTCTTTTTGCATAGAAGGAAGAAATAAATACAGCTTTACATAGATGGTTAACGAAGAACCTAAAGTCTCACCAAATGCGAGGTATAGCATAGGAGAAGCAGCGCAGATACTCGGTGTTCATCGGAATACGTTGCGCAGATATACGAACACAGGGCCTACTGGTATTTCATGTGGTTTCCGGAAATCAAATGGCCGTAAGTTCTATACAGGTAAAGATATTATCAAGTTTTGGAGAGCAATGCTATGAGTTTAATGTCTTGGCTTGTTTTTTCGCACCATTTTAGGCGGAACGTTAGTGCCATCTTGAAAGACTGTGCCATCGCCAGTCAAGAGCCACATTGGAGAAACATTGTGATACTTAACAAGCAGGACAAGAGTTTCAGGCTTAAGAACAGCATTGGATGGACTATCTTTTATATGCGTGAGATTCCGTCTGTTTATACCGTACATAGCAGTGAAAGTTTGCAACCCTCTGAAATGTCCTGCATCAATAAGGATATCAATAGCCCTGAAGAATCGCTCAGTGATAGCAACTCCTTCAGCGGAAATATTCATGGCCATGGTCAAATGTATTTACTTTCCAAGAGCGTAATTAGGCGTTCAAGGTTCTGGGCATTAAGTTTATTTGCTTCTGCATTCATGAGATTAGCATCTGCGTTCTTCTTACCAAGTTGTATGAATTCACCCATCATCTTTATCATAGCCAACATGTTTGGTTCAGTTTTAGATATTTCTATTTCCGCTGCATCCTTGAGCATTTCTCCATTACCAGTCTTAAGCCAATCGATATTAAGATCTGGAAATGCCTTAGAGATTAAAAGCAAAGAACCCTCAGTAATGGTTTCGCCTATCTTGTTACAAAAGCCATTGCTAAGTCCACATGCATGTTCGAATCTCGATACTTTCAAGTTTTTGAAAGCCATAAAAGAATACAGTCTGTTTTTAACACTCATAAAAGTAAAACTTTGTTACAAAGATGACATTTCATAGAGATATCCTTGGACTTTCTAATTTTTATGCCTATCTTTGCATTATCAATCATTATAAACAACGCAAAGTTACAAAAAGATGAACGTAAGAAACGAAGAAAAAACCAGGAATGTGCAGAAAATGACTCTCAAGGGTTATTATTTGTCGCTACCGAATGCTTCGCATCCAAAGACTGATTTGATTAATGAGATTGCAATAGAAGCAGGAGTTTCCGCAGCCACCGTTCGTAATTGGGTAATCTACGGGATGCGTCCGCAGAATAGAGACCACATCAACATTCTTGTAAGAAAGACGGGTATTCCTGCCGAGAATTTATGGGAGGAATGAAAATGAATGGGTTAGAATTCTATATGATAGACAGCGAGGTTTGGTATCTTTCCACTGAAGGCAAGAACGAGCGTCTTGATGAATCAAAGAAAGAAGTTATAGCCATGCTGATCGGGCGTATAATGGAATGCTACCCAGAAGCTTATAAGGCGTTAGAGAAATGTTATTCCAAGTCTGCAATGAACGTTCCATATTATCGCTATTTGATAGCGCGAAGGTTTGTTAAATGCAACTTTGGAAATTTGGACACAGCCGAGATTGATTGTCAGTCTTCATTTCGATTTGAAAAGGTTAGCTGTCCCCTCCGAGGAGAATGTCAGTTTGAAGGTGTAATTTGTATGCCAAAGTTTAACAGCACACTCTCTGGGAAAGAGTTAGAAGTGATGCGTCTGATTTATGAAGGCAGATCCATAGGCGATATAGCAGAAAAGCTTTATTTGTCACCTTTTACGGTGAAGAATCATATAAAGTCGGCATATGCAAAGCTAGGCATCCACGAAAAGAGTGAGTTTATTTTGTATGCAAATAAAAACAATATATTTAATTTAAAACCAAAGAGTAATGAGTACACTTTTTAAGAAGCCAAACGAGTTAGAGTTTGTAACAACCATTAAGATGTTAATCTATGGTCAGCCTGGTACAGGCAAGACTTCCATGGCGTTGTCAGCACCTAATCCTGTTATGTTTGATTTTGACGGAGGTATCCAGCGCGTAAACGTTGCATTCCAATGTCCAACACTGCAAGTAAAGAATTGGGAAGAAGTCTTGTCCGCCTTAGAAGAATTGAAAAGCGGTGATGTAGAATGCAAAACAATCATCGTCGATACAGCAGGAAAGATGTTGGACTTTATGTCTGACTATATTATGAGAAATGATTCGAAGATGAAAATGCGAGACGGCTCTCTATCCTTGAAAGGATATGGAGCAAGAAAAGTTATGTTCCAAAGCTTTTTGCGAGACGTATCTATGATAGGAAAGAATATCGTATTTGTCGCCCACGAAAGAGAAGAAAAAGATGGCGAAACCAAGATTGTCCGTCCCGAAATAGGTGGTTCGTCAGCCGGAGACTTGATGAAAGAATTAGATCTTGTCGGTTATGTTCAAGTTATTGGTCAAGATAGAACAGTGTATTGGACACCGCAAGAAAAATTCTACGCAAAAAATTCTTGTAACCTTCCAGCATGGCAGAAGATTCCTGTCATAGTAGATGAAAATGGGAATGTAACTCAGAAGAACGACACACTTCAGAAAGTGTTCGGTTACTACGAAGCCAACGTGAAGAAAATTGAGGAAATGCGTACTCGCTACAATGAGCTGATAGAGAAAATCACGACAGCCATTGAGCAGATAACTGACACAAAAGGGGCTAATGATTTTGCAAATGCGATAGCTTCGACAGAAGTAATTTGGGATAGTAAGGTACGTGCCCGCGAGTTGTTCAGGGCCAAGGTTGATGAGTTGAAGTTAAGGTGGAACGCAAAGGACAAGACCTATGAGCAAGCCGTCTAAGGTAGACTATGCGTTTTCGCCATCCATCTTGGATGCCTTCCAACGCATGCTCGATACAAAGGTAGAAGATTACTTCTATCAAGATGAGACAGGCGCATGGCATCAGAATTGGAACGAGACAGAGGAAACACTCCACTACTCGGAAGAGGAAGTAGACGCGCTTCTCAAGCAGGAATTCCTTGACAAGGTGAACAAAGTGCCGACACCTCCGAGCGAGGCGGCAAGCAAAGGGACAGCCTTCAACGAAATTGTTGACTGTCTTGTATTGCGCAAAAAGGCGGTGACCCCGAACGTGGTAATCAAGACTGTGCGAAGTGGGGACGACTTGTCGCAAACGAGGGAAGAGACAGGACTCTCCGAGGATGGCAGGATAACGTTTGACAAGGTTGGAAAAACGTTCATCTACGCAGGTCTTGATGGTTTCGAGTTTTTCTTTGACAAGGAATTTTGCCTTGGGGCGGCAGAATATTTCCGCAACTCTATATGTCAGTATTACACGAAAAGTTTGTTGGAAACACAGAAAGGCATCG